ATCCGTAAAAATGCAGTCGGCGAAGAAATTGCGCGTCTGTATCCAAACGCCGACGCTAAAGCGCAAGAAAAATACGCCGCCAAATTGCTAAGCGAAATTAAACCTTTAATCGACGACGCGATAGAAGACGCAGGCGGCACCGGCTGGCGTCAATACTTGCAAGCGTTTGAGACAGGGATGAAAGGTGTAGAGCAGCAAAAAATGGCGGGTAAAGCGCTTGAGATGTTCCAAAACTCACCTAAAAAATTCATAAAGTTGGCCACGGGTGACGACCCTAAAGCAGTTGAAAAAGTATTTGGCCCTGGCAGCTTTGATATTGTTCAGGAAATGGGCCGCAAATCCGCAGTGCTTGAAGATGTGGCGCAAGAGGTGCAGCGTGACATCAGTATAAAAGAACAAGCTAAAGCGGGCGCTGCTGCGCTACCGCGCATCTTGGGCATGAGTGAGTCCCAGATTAAAAAACGCATACCAGCGTTTTTTAGCAAGACCACCACCACGCTTAACATGATGCTGGATATTCTTGAGAACGAGGTCAGCGCTAAAACAAAAAATGTTTTGACCGAAGGGTTTAAGTCCGGTAAAAACGCTGCCCAATTATTAAACGAGTTACCCACAAAAGAGCGTAACGCAGTCCTAAACTTGTTGCTTAACAGCAGCCGGTGGAACCCCAGCATCACTCGCGGTGCAGGGATAAGCGTGAACGCACTTAACCCTGATGCGCCTTCTCGTCAAAACGAACTAGCGAGGTAAGCCATGCTGCCAGCCCTTCTACCCGTCGTCGGTACGCTCATCGACAAGCTGTTTCCAGACAAGCAAGCCGCTGACGAGGCTAAGCTCAAAATGATGGAGCTTGCCCAGAAGGGTGAGCTGGCTGCGCTAGACGCTGACATGAAGTTGGCGCTCGGGCAGATCGAGACGAACAAGATCGAAGCAGCAAGCAGCGATCCGTTTAGGGCTGGCTGGCGCCCGATGGCAGGCTGGGCGTGTTCGCTCGGACTGTTCTACGAGTTCTTGTTGCGCCCGATCCTGCCGTGGCTGGTCGGCCTGACAGGCGCTGAAGTCGCGCCGATGCCCAACGTGGACGTCGATCAACTGATGGTACTATTAGGCGGTTTGCTCGGTCTGGGCAGTTTGCGCAGCTACGAGCGTGTTAAGGGAAAAGCCTAATGGATTGGTCGCGGTACCCGAACTTCAACGAAGACGAGTTCAAGTGCAAGCACTGCGGCAAAGCCGATATGCGCCCGGCGTTCATGGCCAAGCTCCAACAGCTGCGCAACGCCTACGGCAAGCCCATGATTATTACGTCGGGCTACCGTTGCCCCGACCATCCGATCGAGGCAGCTAAGGACAAGCCTGGCGCGCACTCAACCGGCCAAGCGTGCGACGTCGCCGTGGCGGGCAACGACGCCTACCAGCTGCTTAAGCTCGCGCTTGCGTTTGAGTTCACGGGGATTGGAGTACAACAGAAAGGGAACGGGCGGTTCCTGCATCTGGATACGCTGCGTGAACCGCCGCGCCCGAACGTCTGGTCTTACTGATCGCAGTCGTGCTCGCGCATCGGTAGCGTCTTGTAATAATCCCACTTAGCCACAACAGCCGGGTCTTCTGACGGTGGCGTCCAGCCCAACCGTCGGAAGGTCGTTAAGACATCGGTCTTAACCGCTGGGGTGTAGATGTGATCCTCGTTCATTTGTGTGCTCCAAAAAAGCGATGGCACCAATCACACAGGCCATCGGTTAACTTGCTACAGATTTGCCCACAGGTGTCGCACGGGGCGTGTCGATCTTGCGTCGGTAATTCGTAGCGCTCGGCGCGCCACCACTCACGGATCTTTCTTATCCACCTCATCAACTTTCTCCTTTTTACTGAACCAGCTGCCGCTACGGTTCTCCAAACAGTTGCGGCACATGATGCGTGTGGTTTTGCCGCGCTTAACTTTGGTCAGTTGATCCGCTTTCTTGTACTTCGCACAGCCGAAGCAAAACTTGTCTTCCATCGGGGTACCTCAAGGTATTGTGATAACGACTAGGATTTTCCAGAATCTTTAAGCTGCCAGCCCTGGAGGCTGCCTGGCTCAGGGTGAACCCCTGATATGGTCGTGACGACACTAGCTTTTTTGCTTGTTCTTCGTATTTCATTTTCACGTCTCCTGATTTCACGTTCGAGATACCAAATGGCCTTTTGTAGATCCTCTACACCGCCCTTCAGATCGGCGCGCCAAAGGTATTTCATGGCGTTGCCCGTGCAGAAGTTCATGTGCTCGGTGATCTGTATGCACTCCACGCCGCTGGGGTGTTCCGTGTAATGCTTGGGGTGGTTCACATTGTCGTTCATACTTTCCTCGCTTCGTTCAAAATCTCTAGCCTTTCTCGTGTCATGCGCAGGGTGCAGTAGCGCTGGTGCAGACGCTCCAGCATCGACACGCGCTTGTCTCGCGCAAGCTCGTCTTGCAGCGCAGCATAGACTTCTTCTTCAGTCATGCTGCTTAGCTTTTGATGCAGGCTTCGCCAAGTATTGGTGCTTTTCAAGTTTGCTCTCCAAGTCAAAGATGGTTACGTTAATGCGGTCAAGGGCGCGCTGCGCGGCGGCCATCTGGCGAAGCGCGATCTGGCGCTGGATCTTGGCAGCCTTTAGCTTGCCTTTCCATAAGTCAATCAGTTTCATAACAGGCTCATTAAAGATACAGTCCACAGTAGGACGATTAAAATCAAGGCAGCGACGACAGCGTTTCTCATTTCAGTTCCTCTAGCGCAATGTCCGACAGTGCGCGCTTATCGTTAAGCGCCGACCAGATGCGCTCGTCGATGGTTTTCTTGGTCAGGATGAGATAGCACCAAACGTCGTGGCGCTGACCGCCACGGTGCAGGCGCCCGACCGTTTGCTCGTATAGCTCAAGACTCCACGGCAGCGACAGAAATACCATCCGACAGCCACCATGTTGCAAGTTGAGGCCGTGGCCCGCTGACTTGGGGTGGATGAGCAGCAGCTCCACTTGTCCGGCGTTCCATCGCTCGATGGCGTTGGGGTGATCCAGTGTAACGGCTTGGGGGTAACGGCGTTGGAGTTCATGTAACTCCTCCTGATAGTTGTACACCACAATCGTATTGGCACGCTGATTCTCTTGCCAGATGTCGTCAAGCATATCGAACTTATGCCCAGACATCCAGATGGCGCGCTTACTGGTCGTGAATTTGCCGGGGCTGTTAGGATTGGCAGACGTCGTGCTGTCGTAGACAAATCCGCTGGCCATTTGCTGGAGCTTGCCGGTCACGACCGCTGCGTTAGCCGCGATCGCTTGCGCGTCAGGGAAGTCCACCACGAAGTCGCGCTTCATGGTGTTGTACTCGTCCATCGGCATCTCGCAGTACATGGGTACCGTATGCAACGGCGGCAGCTTGTCCTTGTAGTCACCAGGTTCAAGCAGATAGACCGCTGGCTTGATCTGCGTCATGACATCCGACAACGAACCGGCGCGAGGGATCCACTCGCCGTACTCGGGGTTCAGCAAAATGAAGTAGCGCTGCATGAAGGCGCCTTTGCTGCGGCCAAGCAACGATTGGTCGACGATCTTGCACTGACCGAAGACGTCCTCAAGCCCGTTGGACGTGAAGCTGCCCGTCAAGCCCCAACGTATGGCCGTGTCAGCGATCATCTTCTCGAGCGCCTTAAAGCGCTTGCCTGATGGGTTCTTCAGCTTAGTCAGCTCGTCGAACACCACGCCGTCAAACTGCGCTTTCTGCTCGTGCAGCCACTGCAAGTTGTCGTAGTTGGTGACGAAGACGTCGGCGTCAGCAGCGAGCGCTGCTTGGCGCTGCTTGGGCGTGCCGACCATGAGGCTTAGCCGCAAGCCGGGCGCCCACTTGGGTGCTTCCACTGGCCAGACATCAGTAGCCACGCGCTTGGGCGCGACGACTAGCCAACGCTTGACCAGTTGATTCTCGATGGCGTCAGCCATAGCGGTTAGCGTCATCGCTGTCTTGCCCGCACCAACCGGGGCGAGGATCATCGCCCGGTTGGTGCTGTACAAGAAGTCAGCGCCCGCTTCTTGGTAGTCTCTGAGTTTCAAAATGGTATGCTCGTGTCGTCTAGGTTATTCACAGCACGCCACAGACGGATGCGCTCGCGCTCGGCGTCTGTTTTAAATGGCCAGTGCCACCGTTCCCACGTCAGGCCGCTAGGATGCATGGTTAACCCCTAGAAGCACGTCGTTGTGCAGTTGCCGTTGTTGCAACACGTCTGGCACATGACCCAACGGCCGTCGATCATGTAGTTGTGCGTCGTGCAGGCGGCGTAGACTACGACAGGCGCGCTGATAAGTGCAAGTGCGATCAAGATTTTTTTCATTGCTGTTCCTTTATCCATTGGTCAATTTGCTCATACGTCCAGAGTACTGCGTGCTTCTGATGCAGCGCGTCCATCTCGGACGCGAACATCTTTTGTAGGGGTGCAAGCCTGCCGCCTTTGGTCTTCAGTTCTACGAACCACGTCGAACCATCGGGCAGACAAGCTATTCGGTCTGCAACCCCACGTTGCGCTGGCGACTTGAACTTCCAGGTCTTGCCGCCGATCATCTCGACAGCCCAGCAAAAATACTTCTCAATATCGCTTTCCCGAATTTTTTTCATTTTTACCACGTCAAAAAGTTTTGCACAAGTCTTAAATCTAGTGTACACTAAAATCTCAATCAATCAAGTACACTAAAATCTCAATCAATCAAGTGGAGTCAAATAATGTTGCACTCATCCATCGTCGGCGGCTCAACTGCCTCTCGCGTCATCAACTGTCCTGGTAGCGTTGCGCTCGTGCAGAAGATGCCGCCCAAGCCCTCATCTGAATTTGCTGACCGTGGCACGCTGTTGCATGACGCGATCAGCTTGATCCTAGAAGACAAGCACACCATCGCCAGCGTGGTCGGTATGCAGTACGAAAACCAAGTGTTGACTGACGAGCTGGTCGACGAGAAGCTCGTGCCAGCACTCGAGGCGCTTGACGAGATCGACCCACTAGCGCGCATGGAATACATGATCGAGACGCAAGTCAGCTTCGGCGATCTGCTGCCGGGTGTGTTCGGCTCGGCTGACTTGCTTGGCCGCTTGGAAGACCGCGCTATCGTCTTGGATTGGAAGTTCGGCGACGGCGTGCCTGTGCCTGCTGAAGAAAACATGCAAGGGATGTTCTACGCCGCTGCGGCCATGCGCACCAAGGGTTGTGAGTGGATCTTTGAGGGTGTAGACGAGGTCGAGATCATCATCGTTCAGCCGCCCAGCATCAAGCGCTGGACAACCACAGTCAAGCGCATCAAGGCGTTCGAGACGGATCTGGTGCGTGCGGTTAAGGCGTCCAAGTTCGCTGACGCGCCGATCAAGACCGGCTCGCACTGCCGCTGGTGCGCGGCCAAGCCCATTTGCCCCAAGATGACCGGCGCTGTCGATCGTGCAGTCAAAGCGTCGCTGACCGAAATCAACGCCGAGCAGCTGCCGCATTACCTGACGCAAGCCGACATGCTGGAAGACTGGATCACCGACTTGCGCAAGCTCGCGCACGACATGCTCGAGAACGACGTCAAGGTGCCCGGCTACAAACTGGTCGCCAAGCGCGCCACACGTCAGTGGGTCGATGAAGCTAAAGCAGCGTCAGCTTTGCGTGATGCACTCGCTGAAGATGACGTGTATACTAAAAAGATTGTTACGCCTGCTCAAGCAGAGAAACTGCTTAAGAAGGCCAAGCAAGAATTGCCAGCCGAGCTAGTGGTATCAGTCTCGTCAGGCAGTACGTTGGCACCGGAATCCGATCCGAGGCCAGCGGTTCTGAACATCGGCAAGCAACTGACCGATGCTCTTTCTAAACTTCAATAAGGACTTTAATCATGTCAAATCTAGTAACCTTCAAATCCGCAAACCTTCCTTCCGTTCAATCCCTCTCGACCGCTTTGCGTTCGCTTGAGCAAGATGTCGGGCCAGCAGGCACCGTCATCCTCAAGATGGACAAGACCGGCCATTGGGTTCTTCGGTGCAGACCAGACCGAAGTGGAAGACGGATCGCTCTGGGCGGTTAACCCCTTCTCGTTTATCCACGGTTACATTTGCTGGGGCGACGGCGAAGTGCTTGGCGAGAAGATGGTATCTGTCGCTGAGCCGTTGCCTGCGCTCGATGCAGCGCCTCCGGGATCCAAGCGCGGTTGGGAAACCCAAGTCGGTTTGAGCCTGA